AAGGACAAGTTCCAAACTCTAGATTTTATTCAAGCACTCGGTGATGCCAAAGGGTTCTGCCGAGGTAATGCTATGAAATACTTAAGTCGTTATGACAAGAAAGGGACACCTACACTTGACATTAAGAAAGCAATGCACTATTGTGTATTATTATATTACTTCTATACTATGGAGGAAGCGAGTAAATGAAATTGTCTAAAGGGACACTTGACATTTTAAAAAACTTTTCAAACATCAACCAGTCAATTTGTTTTAAGGAGGGCACAGAGTTATCCACTCTATCAATCCAGAAAAACATTTTGTCTCGTGCAGTTGTAGAAGAAAAGTTTCCAAAAGATTTTGCGATCTATGATTTGAGTGAGTTCTTATCTGGACTATCTCTTTTTGACAATCCTGATTTTGATTTTGAGAATGATAACTATGTCATCATCAAAGATAGAAAATGTCAATCAAGATATTTCTTTGCAGATCCATCTACTATCATTACTCCACCAGATAAAAGAGTTGACCTACCAAGCAAAGATGTTTGTTTTATAGTTGCTTGGTCTGATCTATCAAACATTATCAAGGCAGCATCAATTTATCAGATTGCAGATTTGCAAGTGGTTGGTGATGGTAGTGAAATTAAACTTGTTGTAAGTGACAAGAAGAATAAAACATCCAACAGTTATGCTGTAACAGTTGGAACCACTGATGCTAAATTTACTTTTAATTTTAAAGTAGAAAATTTAAAGCTACTTCCTGCAGATTATGAGGTAACAATTAGCAAACAGAATGCATCTTTATTCAGAGATCCCAAAAAAGATCTTGAGTATCTTATTGCACTCGAACCAGATTCTGTGTATAATGGGTAAGATACCTTTTATGCTATGAATATATTTGTTACTGACCCTGACCCTACCATCTCAGCAAGAGTGCTTCCTGACAAACATATTGTCAAGATGCCACTAGAAACATGTCAAATGCTTTCTATTGTTTGCTCTGACGAGTGGGGTCATAGTTATGGCAAAATACATCGCAATGACGGTCAACCATACAAAACATCTAAAGGTGCATTTCGCAATCATCCATGTACTATATGGGCGAATGATACTTTAGAAAATGCATGGTGGTTACTCACACATGGCATTGCATTGTCTCTAGAATATACACATCGCTATGGCAAAACTCACTCTTGCCATCGACCATTATTAGAAGCAACACATCTCTTGCCATCAGCGGACTATACCAAGCATACACCTTTTGTATTTGCAGGTCCTGACCAGTTCAAGCACGATACATCTATTGACATTTTTACTGCATACAAGTATTATATTGCTAGTAAACCATGGGTCTCAGATAATTATCTACGTGACCCTTCCCGCAAACCACATTGGTTATAAATTATGAATGAATTTCTTTGGGTAGAAAAGTATCGCCCTAAGAACATTGAACACTGTATCCTTCCTGATGACTTGAAGAAAACCTTCAAGTCTTTTGTTGATGCGGGAGAAGTACCTAATCTTCTCTTGTGTGGCACAGCAGGGATCGGTAAAACCACAGTTGCAAAAGCATTGTGTCATGAACTGGGTGTAGATTCTATTGTCATCAATGGATCTGACGAAGGTAGATTTCTAGACACTGTAAGAAATAGTGCAAAGCAATTTGCATCTACTGTATCTCTTACATCTGATGCAAAACATAAAGTCATCATCATAGATGAAGCAGACAATACCACTCATGACGTGCAGTTACTTCTTCGTGCATCTATCGAAGAGTTTCAAAACAATTGTCGATTTATATTTACGTGTAATTTCAAAAACAAAATTATACAACCATTACATTCTCGTACAACTGTTATTGATTGCAACACTCGTGGAAAACAGAAACAACAAATTGCATCACAATTTTTTGAAAGATGTCGTGGAATTCTTACCGCAGAAAATATACAATTTACTGATGCGGTGGTTGCTGAAGTCGTCCAGAAGTTCTTCCCAGACTTCAGACGCACCCTCAACGAACTGCAAAGGTATGCAGCGTCGGGGGTTATCGACACTGGCATTCTGGCACAGATAAGTCAGGTCAGGTTAGAAAAACTTGTAGGTGCATTGAAGGGTAAAGACTTTGGTGCAACACGTAAATGGATTGTTGCTAATTTAGATAATGATCCTAATGTAATTCTACGAACTGTCTATGATAGTTTGTATGAATCACTTACTCCTACGAGTATACCTCAAGCGGTATTGATTATTGCCAAGTATCAATACCAATCAGCATTTGTTGCTGATCAGGAAATTAATCTCTTAGCAGCATTAACTGAAATTATGGTGGAGTGTCAATTCAAATGAACAATAATAAAACTATAGATGGATATGATCTTTCTGGAGTTAGTGCTTTACATGGACTTACTTTAGATCAATATTATAGTTTACTAAAATATCAAAACTTTAAGTGTCCTATTAGTGGGTTTCAATTTGTCTATAGTAAATATAGAAAAAAGTTTGTTGATAGTAGGGGAGACTGGATGGGTAGAGGTCTTTCTAAAAAAGCACCACCTCTAGATCATTGCCATGACACTGGATATATCAGAGGAATTGTTTCTGAAAATCTTAACAGATTATTAGATCAATGGAGACACAATACTTATGGATCTATCACTAGACCCATAGAGTTAGAACAGTACGAACAAAACCCTCCCGCATACAATTGTATTGGGAAAGTACATTTTAAATGATTATGACTAAACTAATGAGTAAACGTGAAAAAATTAGAGCACAAGTAAAATCCAGATGGTATTATACATTCTGGGGAACTGCAACTGTAGCAGTTGTAGCAGGACAGATTTATGTTGGCACATCATATCGTGCTATGTCAAAGTCCTTGAATATATGGTTCGATACAGCAATTGAATCATTAATTCCTGATGAAAAACCTAGAGGTTTATACCAACCAATTATTCCTCCACCAACAGGAGACTTTCGTGACTATAATTCACCAGGTCTTACATGGGACGAGGTGAATCCTGATGATTATATTATCTGGATGGAGATAGATGAAGAAGTCTGAACTAATACATTGGAGATTACAGGCAATGCTTAGAGAGCATTCATTTAGTGATCTCGCATACCTAGGTGTAAGAAAAGATAGTATCGGTATGCCACAGCACTGGTATAGTATAGATGGTAATGAAGTACCAGTAGATGCAATAGAAGAACTAGAGTCGGTAGAAGAAGAATGAAAACACCACTAAGATATCCTGGCGGTAAGTCAAGAGCAGTTCCTAAGTTATGTCAGTGGTTACCCGCTGAAATTACGGAGTATCGTGAACCCTTTTTAGGTGGTGGTAGTATGGCAATTGAGATGACAAAACGTTATCCTAATTTGTCTATCTGGGTCAATGATCTATATGAACCTTTGTATCTCTTCTGGTTAGCATTGAGAGACGATGGTGACTATCTGTATAAAGAACTTATACAACTAAAGCAGAGATATTCAGATCAAGCTTCTGCTAAACAATTATTTCTAGATGCAAAGGAGAAAGTAAATGAAAAGGATCTTTCGTATAAGGACAGAGCAGTTGCTTTTTATATTGTTAATAAGTGTAGTTTCTCTGGTCTCACTGAGAGTTCGTCCTTCTCTCCACAAGCAAGTGATTCCAACTTCTCCGCAAAAGGTATCGAGAATCTCAAACACTATTCTCGGTTGATAAAGAATTGGAAGATTACATGTGAGGACTATGCTGTTCTTGTAGAAGATTGTCTAGGACGTGGTGACATCAAATGTGATGATAACACATTCATTTATGTTGACCCTCCATATAATATTAAAGACAACTTATACGGACATAAGGGTAGCATGCATAAAGGTTTCGATCATGCAAGATTTGCTGATATTATGGATGACACAATGGGTAATGTCATGATATCATATAATAACCACCCAGATATCGTTCAGAGATTTGAAGAGTGGCATCAGTATGACTTCGCTCATACTTATACAATGAGATCTACAGGTACATACATGATAGATCAAACAAAACGTCGTGAATTAATTTGTCTTAATTATGGAAAATATAGGAGTGCGAGTGCTGCCTAGTGGGTATTGTCAACTCTACAATACACGTAGAGGTGGACTATCTACATTTGCTCCCAACTCACAAACAGCAATCATCATGGGCGAGGAGGTACACGTCCAAACTAAAACTGGAAAGACACAGATATATCGTGTCAACAATTCTAGAACTGGTGTTGTAGGTCCTATCAGAACATTCTAATGGAACTCAAAGATTGGTTAAACTCTATCAATTTTACTAAAGAGAACTTGATAGAAGATCCAGATGCAATATCATCCTACCCTCCATATATTATCAATAGATGTTTGTCAGGACATCTTGATACAGTCTTGTTTGCAAATGAAATGAATCGGTATGTAAACCTTGACAAGGATTTGCAATATACTTTTTATCTAAATACATTGAGAAAACGCAAAC